CCGGCCCGAATAATATGCATTCTCTATCATTCTTGTTTCAATTCTGAATGCTCTATCCATGATAGAATTGGGAACTGAATCAAAATCAAACACCTCATCCGTAGGCTTATATCCAAGCCCTTCCAGTTTGGTCTCAATAACTTCAATAATTTGTCTTATATCTCCCATCAGCGTTCCAAAACTATCTGGCCCAATGAAGTAGTTTTTTCAGTCGAATCTATTAACGAATCCTGGTCCTGGTCATATTTGATTAGCAGATTCTCGAATGCCGTTTTATATTTCTCTTTCATCTCTTCATATCTCTTCCACCAGATATCTCCTTCGCTTTTAGCAAAATCAAAGAAGATAAGCTCGAACGCTTTTATTATCAGCAGCTCTCTAACTTGACTCCCGTCCAATAGCATTGATGGCCGACGGCCTTTATTTTTTATATCTCTCTTGATTATTCTGAAGGCTTCTTGAATTTGTTTATCATAATTTGTCTCTCCAACCCAGATTTCTTCTCCCAGTTGCGGGAAATAGGTTTGTAAATCTGCGTCTGTTACAGTCGGTTTTAACGGACAAATAACAACATCAAAATAGAATATCGATTTGAAAGATTTATCACCGGCAACATAATTGACCTCTATAAGCGCATTTTCCCAAAGCATTGATAATAGATTGGCTGAAATTGTATAGCTTAGAGTTCCGGCTTGACTGATTGTCATTTCTGCTTCATCGATCACTGTTTCGCCAGAGGGGCTTTTTACGGTGATGGTCGCCGAAGTCGGGACAACCTGCACTCCATTTTCATAGATTTTTACCTCAAAAGGAAACGGCAATCCCTGAGTCGCTTCATTTTCTGTTAAAATTTCAACCTTCATTTTTTCCGGGCTTTCTTTTCAATTATTTTTTCTGTGGTTCCTTCATTTGTCGGTTCAATGACCTGTCCACCGATGAGCCTGGCAGCTTCTTCTGCATATTGCTTGCAATTCGTGGAGCCTATTCCATTATCAAAATCAATTCCTGCCAAAAACCCCTTGAAATTTGGATCAGGATGTTTCACAAGATATATCGCCATTTTTGCCTCCATTTTAAGAGAATGGGAGGGGATATAAGTCCCCTCCCCCTCTTAACTTTCTCATCTCAGGGCGCTGTGGTTACATAGGCCCAGGTCGTGAATGATGGAGAAGTGCCAGCAACATCCCAGGCAAGGCGGATATATTTCTTGGTAGTAGAGAATTCCTGCTGATAGACACCCACAGCGTCAATCTGGTCAAACCTGGAATGTTTGATATCAGTCCAGGTAGACTGGTCATCCGATTCCTGAAGTTTAAAATCAATTGTGGGGCTCGTTCCGCTGACTGCTGTAATATGGATTACCGCTTTTAGTTTTCCCCGAAGTGAAGGGCCAACCAGAACAGCGCTTCCATTTCCGTCCGCCGTAATTGCGCCAGAGGCTTTCAGTTCCAATAATGCGTCATATTGAATTTCACTCACCTTGCACCTCCTTAATCAACCGCGGCGAGAATGCCCTTTAACCTGGCTGCGGCCCTGGGGTGGAATAAAGCAATTCCGACATACCATTCAACCCGGATTCTGTAAGCAGGTTTGGTTTCCAATTCCCCTAAATCATAAGCTTCGATCGGCGCGGACTGGATGCCCTCAAGATATCCCTCTTCATTTCGGACGGCATATATTGAACCGGTATTATTGGAAGTCCCCTGGGTCTCGTCGAAATCCAAAATCTCCGCGTCCAGGTTATCCCGTTCAATAATCCGAATGGGAATGCCCGCATAAGTTTCAATCGGTCGGCCCCATTGATCAACCTCAGCTTTTAAAAGGGTGCTTGATTTGGCCAAATTATTCAGCTGTCGTCTCATCTTTTTTCCCATGTATAGATCGGTGGGGCCTCCATCCACGGCATCAATTAATCGATCCATCATGTTTTCCGTCAGCTGCGCTCCATTCGTCCCGGCCACAATAACCTGGCTGCCCGTTAATCTCCTATTCAATCCATCAATTTGTCTGGGATCTGAGGATTCATCGCCATCAAAAAAGATTTTGGTGAAATACAGGGCCGCTGCTTTAAGCTTCATTTTTACGTCAGCTGTCCGTCGGGCCTCGCCCATCGTTTTAACCAGAAACTTGTCCGTGTCCATATCTCCGCCAATGATTTTCAGTTTCTCAACGGCCGGATTCAGAAGTCCGGTAGATTCTGAATACGCCTCGTTGATACCTCTGAAACCAATTCCAGGAAGCGCCTTCTCTACATTGTATTGAAGGGCACCTCCCTGAATGTCGGTAAAGCGGAGACTATCCAGGACCGGAGAACTCTTTGCAAAAATCTCAATGACTGCTCTTCGCAGTTCATCTTGAGATGTCTTTGCATACTCAACAAGCGAATGTGCCACTTTAAATTACCTCCTCTAAATTTATTTTTTCATCTGAAGCGCCCTCTCCAGTCTTTGTTCGGGCGTTAGGTTCTCTTCCTCTTTTATTTGGGTTTTCCTAAACCCTGGTTTCTCTCCGGGTGGTGGCGGTGGCGATTGTTTATCATCCCTTTTCTCGAATAGATATGCTTTCTCTTTCTTTAAGGCCTCAATCGCTTCTTTTACACCTTCAATCTGATAATGCTCATTGACCTTAATAAGGCTCGTATTGGCTAATCTCACAGCCTCCGGGTCAATAATTCCCTGTCTGATTGCCTCATTTTCCAAGGCTTTCCAGATCAGGGTTTCCCTGAATTTCCGCTCCATTTCTTCCTTTTCCTTTTTAAGTGTTTCGGCCAGTTCTTTAAATTTTCCCTGTTCTTTCAATGATTCTTCTTCCATCTTCTTCCTTTCTGCTTCCAGCGCTTCTAATTTCTCGCGATATTTCTTCGCCTCCGCATTGGCCGCCCTTTTCGCCTCCAGGAGCGACAGGACCGCGTCCGGGTCCTTCATTATTTCAGCAATTTTGGGGTCAATACCGTCTTTCTGGATATTGGTTTCCCCCTCTTTGCCATCTTTTTTCTTCTGGTCATCCTGACCCTGGCCTTCCTGGCCTTGATTTGGTTTTTGCATTTCTTACCTCCGTTAATATTTCCCCTTCATGGGGAGAATTGGCCTCAGGGCCAAATAAAATCATTTCCTTTTTTTGCCACAAATATGGATATGCTTATATGCCTCATATTTCCGTTTTGCCTCTTTTGAACTGAATTGAGGCGTCTTCCTTCTCTTTTTCGCCATTTTTAACCCCCTTTGATTATAATTTTCATTTTTCCCATGTCCTTGTCGCTCTGGCCAATTCCAGAAGCGGATCATTGAAATGTTTTTTGGTCAATTCTTTCACTCCTGTTTGTGAAATATTCATGAATTCTCGTTGCGGCTGTTTCCCTGTTCCGGTTGTATGGATTTCGGCCAGCATATCGCAGCGAATTCGCCCATGCGATTTCCCTTCCACCCAGACCCGGCCCTGTGTCGGCGATATGGCCGTGCTTTTTAATGCGCCAAGCATATTCCCGGTTACTTTTAGGTCCACATGGGTTGTCCCTTTTCGTTTTGCATAGGCTTTTGAATAAGCCTTAAATTTCCGGCTCTTATAATCCTTTCCTTCTTCCGTCTTTTGAAGAATTCTTTCTTTTATTCCTTCGCAGAAATTTTCCATCGGTTTTTTCGATCCTAAAAATTCATCAATCGATTTGAAAATGTTCCGAACTTCAATAGTTCCTGTAATTTTAATGCTCATTTTTTCCCCATTAGTTTTTTTAGATAAGCAATCACGTCTTCGATATCCATTTCATATATTTCTGGCGGCAGTTTTCCTCTGGTCTCGTTCCATTCGTCCATTAACTCCTTCAGGATCTCTTCATTTGGATGAATATCCACGACAGCTCTCAGGGTTATTGTTTCGCTTGCCTTTTCTACCAGTTTTTTGATGTTTGGCAATTCTTCCAGCATGCCAATCGGAACGAGTATGCAATGACAATATGACTTACAATATCGGCCGCTGCTTCCCGGCAATCCCCACTCCGATTTTTTCCAGCCTTCCAGCGTCATCGGTTTGCTATGACTCGCTTCCACGCACTTCGGGCAAGGATTTGAGCTCAAAATCACGTTGATTAACTTCTCTTCAGCCATTACATTTCCTTTAGATATGACGACTGATAAATTCTATTAATTAATCCGCCAGCCTCCAGCTTAATCGCCTTATTCAGCGCTTCCTTTTCAGCCATCCAGACTGAACCTTCTGTTTCCTTAATCTTTTTGATTCCTTCCATTGTCATTCCCATCACTCGGTTCTCTGCAACCCATACCTTCATTTTTTCCACCCATTGATTTATCGACATTTCCACCTTGACCCTGAAAAGTTCAAGATGATCATTTTTCAATTTCGCCATAGGTTTCCTTTCCCAGCTTTGCCGCTTCCAGAATTTCCGGCTTGAGGTCTTCAATCAACCTCTCAATATATCTCCTGATATATTTATTCCCTTCTTTTCCCATAGCCTTTTCTTCCTCAAAAAATAAAAACCTCATCCCCGCTTTCTCTGCCGCTTTTCGTTCTAATTGCTCAATCCTTTCTTTGTTCTTAATTATTTTTTCTATCGCGCTCACTTTATCCTCTCCAGCTCTTCCAATAGTCCGGCGCAAAACTCCTCCCGCGCAATTGGCGATTTCATAAAATCGCGCCACCATTGCTTTCTCTTCCACGTCGGCCAGCCCCTGGCCCTCATCGCTTTATCCACCTTGATGCATAATTCCGTCAGCCGTTTAATTCGGTATTTAAGAATAATCTTCCTAATAAATTTCATTCCTCTTCCGCCTCGATTTCTTCTTCCTTTTGCGATGTTCGTCTCATAATGTAATTTAACGCCTCATCAAGAGTCGGATATTCCTCTCTCAACCTCCCTAGCTTTTCGAGATTTTCTATGATTATTTTTTCCCCTTCTTTCTCATCCACATCCGGATTATATTTCTGATAAAATTGACCCAACGATATAAGACCCATCTTTAATCTTCTGGCATCCAGTCTCAGCTCTTCTTCCGGATCCTCAGGAAATTCAATTTCCCCAAAATCAACCGAAAAATCCTCCACTTTTATTGGTTTATCCGGAAAATGCGCATTGTTTACAATCTTCGTTTTCTCGAATATTTCCCTCTCATAATCCCTATAATAAGGTATCTGTTCCTGTCGTATCTCCAGCAATGCCCGATTTCTTATTTTCAAAGCTCTGCCCGAAACTTCCGATATTGATAACGACCATTGATCAGCTGATATGCCATAATTATTGATGATTGAATTGATCTGGAAGATAAGCGCATTTTTTAGTTGGTCAAGATTGATCTCCATATCAAGGAGACCAATCTGTGCTCCCTCCCCTTTCGCCTGGAATACCGTCAGCGGATCCAGAATTTGTTTTGATGGCACTGACACTTCATCGCCGATAATATAAGGCTGTTTAAAAGAGGCGACCTTGAAGTAATAATCAAACAACGTCATTTTGATCCCAACCATTATCGTCGCGTTGTAAAGGTCTCGCCCGGTATCCTGATCCCAGAATGAATCCTCCGGTTCTTCTCTATGAAACACGACAAAGGGCAATACAGGTCTTCCTTCTTCATCCCGATATGGATAAAATGCCGGATCCCCTTGAGGCGCTGCAGAATCATATATCGTGGAAAAAACTTTGAAATCTTTGTCCAAAATATAATGATTTCCCCTAATATCCCAGTAATAATAGAAGAGTGAATCATCGCCAACCGTATTTTTTCTTGTCAGCATGTAAATAATCGCATCCGCTTGAGTCGGGTCCATCTCATTCTGAATCACCGTCACAATATTTGGCGTTAAAATGTCATAGACGATATTTCCGCCCCTAACCCCTATCCTTAAAAGCGTTTCATTGAGGAGATTTGTATAGCGATTGACCTTTTTTAGTTTGGTGTCAAGGCGCGCTTTATCAATTATCTCCTGATATCTTTCGTCTCCGTTAAAATCTCTTGTGGCTGGCGCTTTGTAAACGGTCGAAATTTCATTTATGACTCTTTTCAAAACGTTCTGGCTCTGATTCACATGATAATAAAGCCGCTCATAGTTATCCTTGTGGAATAACTGCTTAATTTTGGCCCTGATAATATCCTCATAATCATCATGATAGAGGTCCAGTTTATTCTGAGCCTCCTCCTGTCTTTCACTATCCGCAATCCATTTTGCCTTTAATAATTCTCTCCGGACCATTTCTTCCGCCATTGCGCTCATTTATAATGCCCTTACTTCAGATTTAATCATTGGAAAGCGATTGATCGCATAATATTCAAAAGCTTTCATAATATGCGTTGCCCAGTTTTCCTCATATCCATCCGATATGATTCGGCCCTGCTGATCTGTCGGATGCTTATAGTTTGAAATGCATTCCAGAAACCTCACGCATTTTTCGTTGACTCTCACATAAGGCATAATCCTTTGTCCGGCTGATATGCATTCCGAAACTGTAATTCCTGACTTTGTTCTTATGTGAATTCCAAGCTCGCCCAGCCAGGAAATCCAGCTTTTCATGTTAACCTGCCTCTGTTTTCCCGCCGGATCGCCATAATGAATGATTTCCTTCTGGCGCAGGTTTCCTCTTTCATCCTTAACTTGATAGGGCTTCGACTTCACCACTTCCGCATAAAATGGAGGCGATTTTTCGCTTTCTTCCAGTTCATCGATTATTCTAATCTCCGGAATCGGCTGGCCCGGGACCGGCGCTTCCTGAATCCAGAGAATCGCCGTCGGGTTTCCTATGCCAAAATCCCATCCGCAATAAAGAGGAAGGTCCGGATCGTATTCATATTTTCCGACCTGTTTCGCAAAATCAAACATGTGATAAATCTGACCTGCCACCGATTGCTCATAGCTGATATCCAGTTCTCTGGCTACCTGGTCTCGGGTCATATTCGCCTTTTGTCTCTCATACCAGGCCTGGTCTCTTTCCGGATGCATAGACCAGTGGAGTCTTCTTTTCCTGAATGTCGAATTCTTATCAAATCGGATTCTGGCAAAACATCCACCCCTTCCATATGGAGTCGAATTCATGTAAGTGCCGGATTTGCAGGCCTGAATTATCGAGCTAAAAACAAGTTCCGATTTTGGAATGAGCGCAGCCTCATCCATCAACGCGCGATGCCATGTTCCCGACCGGCCAGCGTTTGGATTCGAGCTTTCGCCGATGATATAACTACTTGTCACCGGATTTGATATTTTCAAATAAGAAAATTCGAGCGGCATTTTCAGAAAATCCGGCAATCTCTCCCACATGAACCGAATCCTTCCCATCAGCGAGTTTGGCGTCGAAGCTGAGCCTCCATCATCAACCAGATTTTCTTTTCGACTTGTCACGAAATTTGCCACATTCTCCTTGAAGGTGATATCCCAGAGATAAAGCGCCATGAATGCCCATGAAATCATCATCTGTCGCGACTTCTCATAAAGAGAATTCGCAGGATATTTATTCTCGTCAAAAAATTCCTTTAGATAGGGATATCGGGGGAAAAATCTAACCTCATTCTTTTCCACATCTATCGTCTGGCAATAAGTAGTGGCGAAATAAAACGGATCCTTTTCGCACTTTAACCATTCTTTAAGCAATCTATTTTTTTCCTGGATATGCGTTTCTACTGCCATCTTATTTTCCTTCTTTTTCCAGCTCTTTTTTTGCCTTCCAGATATCTTCTGCTGTTATTTTCACTCCTACCTCGCCAGAATGTTCTACCTGCTGGCGGT